GACGCTGATAAGACCACCGACCACAATGTGAGCATCAAGCGCCCCATCGGCGAATGCTTCAACGCTGCCCGTGCCTTCCGTCAACCCGCCGATGAACTCCTTTGCGCCGCCACTATCCATGCCAGTTGTATCGTCGGCAGCGCCCTTTTGATCCATCTCCCAGCTCGTGACACCGAGAATGACATCGGCCTCAGTCACTACGCCAGTGTCGGCCCATACCTGTCCCGCTTTGCCTGATATTCTAGCCATGCTAGACGCTCCTTACGGGGTCACACCCCAAGTCAGCGTTCCCGAGCCCTGGAATGTGCAGGAGGCCTTCACTGCGCCATCTACAGCACTAGTTACCTTCAGACCTGTTGAAATGGCGTTGCCGGTGAGTTTGGGCGCTCCCGCCGTGGCGCTGGATTTGAAGACAGCAGCCGTAAATGACGCCCCCGGTGCACTTGCCGATACATCTCCTGTAGCGAAGCCCTCGAATGAACCCGACCACTCTGTTAGGCCCGCCAGAAACTCCTTGACTCCGGCATCATCCATGCCCGTCACGTCATCCGCTGCGCCCTTAGCGTCTATCTCCCATGAGGTCAGGGCTATGTTCGTGCCCGCGTTGGTGATGCTGCCCGCCTTGCCTGAAAACCGTGCCATTGCTATGCCTCCTGCACGAGTAATACGTAGTCTATCTGATACATCCAGCCCCCATCGGGGTCTTGGATGAGGTTGTGGGACTGCTTGTCAAACCGAATGAGGTGAGCGCCGGTGATCGTCATGGTCGCATCGTCACAGAGCGCCATCATAGCCTCGCCGACCTGGATAGCTTCGGATGGCCCCTCGTTATCCAGGTCTTCATTCGTCACAATCGTTATCTGCACTGGGATGAGTTCCAGGTGGGAACTCATATCGTATTCCGGCACTATCGTGATCGGCGAGAATACCGCGTAATTGCCCGTCGTGCCCCTTGGCGCTTCGCCAAGAAAAAAGCCCTCGATGCTGAGCATGAGGACTGATTCATTGACGAGATCGAACAGGGCTGTGAATGTGGCTTCTATCATGGCACCTTGCCTGCGAAGTGGACTTCGGCGTCACGCCCGGTATGCTCGTAAACGGCGGGGCGCAGGTAGGGGCGCGGTTTTATCCTGGTGGCGATACCTTTCGGCACGCCCACTTCCATCCATGCGCCGTGCTTCAAATCCGTGCCCACTGCAAATGCCTGGTGCCCCAACTTCTCCATGTTGATGTGCCCGAATAGATCGCCCGACTGCACCGCAGGCGCTTCACCAGGCGCGGATGATACCCGCTTGAAGTAGCCGGCGCTCTTGCCCTTGCCGGGCATCTTCTTTCCCGCCCGCCGCCACTTCTTCCGGTAGTCAATGCCCGTCTTTGGCTCGCGCATCTTCGCCTTGGCTGTCTCTACTATGTCATTGCAGAGCGAGGCTAGCCCGACATCTACTGCGTGATCCACGGCTTTCAGGACTGCGAGGCCGTTCCATGAGACTGGCATTCTAACTCCCGTGCCTATCCGGCCTACGCTCGCGCAAGTCAATCTCCATGTGGTGGCCCTGCCCACCGCCTGCGTCATAGACGCTCAGCACGTCGTAGATGGTAGTGCCGACCTCTACCTCGTCGCCCTCCGCGACCTCGACTGCAGACGGCACTTTGTAGAGCCTGTGCGTCAATTCGGTGCCCCGGCTCATGGACATTGCCCGCTCGCTCGCCGACAGTTGCCGCACGCGGCACTTGAACGCCGTCACAACCGCCGCCCGTGCGGTCACGTTCGCGCCCATTGCGTTCTGCGTGAACGTGTTCCGGTAGGCGGTGGCTGTTGCATTGAGCAAGCCCGCGAAACTCATAGCGACCTCTTGCGGAACAAGTTGAGACGCGACATGAACGGCACGAATATACCTGTGTCACCACCCGTTGTGGTCGCCGAACTGCTGCCCGTTGAGTATTGATAATCGCCTATGCGCTCGGATTGCACCGCCATATTGATAGCCGAGGAATGCAGAACGGTCGCAGCCATCTCGTTCGCCAGTTGAGTCAGCGCCGCCGGTATCGCCGCATAGCCGCTCGTGTAGTGGATATACACCCAGCCTGCGCCACCGCCCGTGAGTGTGATAATGCCCTCATCCTCATCAATGCTTTCGGCTTCCAGCACCTGATCGGGTTGCTGTAGCGTTACCGTAGCGTTGAGTCCATCGGCGAGCGCGAGCGGGCGAATGCTGCGCGGGTCGCCCTCCGTTATCACCGTGGCACCCCAGCCCAGCGTACTCTCGATGGCGTCATGCAACAGCGCCATGCTCGCGTAACTGGCTAGCGTGAGACTCGCAGCGGCGAGCGATTCTCCGGTTGAAGGAACGACGGTCAGTTTGCCGTTTGTCACGTTGACATGGGCGTGAGTGCCTGCGCCCGTCCAGGTCATGCTGATCGCATCGGATTCGCCCTCCATCAGCCGCGCGACCGAGATAATGGGCCGGTAGTCAACGCGAATCTGATTGCCCTTCGCGAACTGCCACTCGAAGCGTTCGGTACTATCGAAGACGCGCTCGCAGTAGGTTTCGATGAACGAGCAAGTGGCGGAGACGGCATTGGTTTTCGCCGTCGTGGTATCCGTTTCGCCCAGGTAGATGTTAAGACTCGCGACGGTCGTTACAGCCATCTATCTCCTCATGCCTCGGTGTCCGCGCTGCCAGCGGCGGCGGCCTCGGTCCCCACCTGGCTGACTCAGTTGTTCATACACTACCGTGATACGCGCGGCGTCTATGTGAACAGTGCCGGGTACGGGGTCCCCGGCCACAAACCCGCATTGTAGAGCAAATCGCCCAGCAATGAGATCGCTAGTCCTGATACCGGAGAACCCCCAGAGCGCCTGGTCGGCTATGGCGGGTATCCAATAATGACCCAGCGTGGCCCACTCGAACATTCGGACCACTCCGTCATTGATCACCGGCAGTAGGGGCGCGCCCACACTCCAGGCGAGCGGATCGCCGAGGCCGATGCTCAGATTGCCGAGGCTCGTGCCAACATCTACCGCACTGACCCAGACCTCCGACGATACGGCGAGTATCCGCACATTGGTGGGCAACGCCGATAGGTCGAACGACATTGCCATGCCCGCGTAGGCAGGTATGGTGCCTGGTAGACTGGCACTCGCCAGAATGCCATCAGGTTCGCCGGTGACGTTCGTGAGATCAGTCCATTCCGATCCGACGTCACTACCGAAGTCGGTAGCCGAACTACACCATGCCTGTACAAACGACACGTGGCACCTCCCTCTGTGTCGCGGTCTATCCCTGCCCGCCTGCGCGGGTAGCGCCGTGAGCAGCATGAATATAACTAGCCAGGTCAGTTTCCGCATGATGGTCCTTTCGTGAGCCCAGCCCCGCCCAGGATCGTGAGCGAGGGCATTATCCCAGAAACAGATCGTCAACATAGATCGCCTTGCTCGCAATCGTCGTGCTGAGCGTGATAGTCAGCGAGGTGCATGCCTTCGGTATGCTGATGAACCGTTTGATATACACCCAACCGGATGTGCCTACTGCTGCCGTCGCGTTGAAGTTGAACGCGGTCGCGCCGTTGAAAACGAACGCGGCATTCAGCGCCTGAGCGTCCGCGCCTTTTTGCCACCAACCAAACTCATATTGCTCGCCGGGCACGACGTTCATAGTCTGGTAACTGAGGCTCGCAACTCCGGAGTTGCCCTGAGTGAGTAGGCACGACCTTGCGCCCGTTTTGTACTCCGCAGTAGAGTTGACGATTGTGCTGGTGCCTGTCGCTGCGGCGAGCGGTCTGCCGAGAGTAGCGATGGACTCGCCTACCATGTCCTCCGCAGCGCCGCCGCCGTAGCAATACTCGAACCCCGGATTTTGAATGAGGTTCGGCTGCTCTCCGTCGGCACAGGGATATGTGTAGGCGAGCTGTGTCATCGGGAGAATATCTAGCGTGCCAGCCGCAACCAGGACGGCAAGCGCGTCAACAACTGCCTTGAATACCGATACCTGCAAGTCCCTGCTGCCGTTCGCGTCGTCGGGGTCCGCGTCCAGAACGATACTGTGAAACCATAGTACCCCCGCCATGTGTTTCGAGTTCAAGAGCGACCCAAAGTATTTCTCAATAACCGCGATTTGAGCGGCGCGGTTTGCACACCCCGCGAGCAGACCGGAAAGCATATTGACGCCCGCAATCGGCATTCGACTCATCAGCGGCAATGCCGCTGGGCCGTGCTCCTCCATGCCTCCTTCCGACTCCGGGTAAAGCGCGGACTGGTACCAGTCGCGCATCGCCGTAAAAATCGACCTGTGGAGGATAGACCTTCTTGAATCCGGCGCTGAGCGTGGAATGTCGTACTTGTATCCGATGTAGTTTGCGCCAGTTCCAGCCGCCGTAATGTCCACTGCAGCGCCCCCGCGAGTCAACGCGACCTGGAATGTATTCGTGGTCTTGTTCACGACGTAGTAGGGAGTATCTGCCACAATGCCCACCACGCCGACAATCGCGTTGAAGCTGATCATGGCGTCGTTCAGCATGCCATGGCCGTTCTTGACCACGGTGTTGGCTCCAGCATCGAACGTGCAGGCTGTGTTGGTTGGAGGGCCAACGCCACCCACACCAGCCCACAACCCTCCGCGAACAGGGAAACCTATCGCCGTTTCCAGATACTCGACCGCGCTCAGCGTCTCGTATACGTCCGGATCGGCACCAACTGGCATATCATTCGCACTGGTCTGACCCGCGTGGTCAGCAACGTGAGAATACGTATGGCAGAGAATCTCACCACCGTGCTGGCTGAGCATCGCCTTGAACTGGGCCGCACTGGGAAACTGAGCGGTGTATTCCCCGCCCATCCAAGTCGGTATTGGTCCCCAGCTAATCGGAATTCCCTTGGAAGCGACGTAGTCCCAGGGAGTCATATTGCCGAGGGTCGTGTAGATCGCTCCCGAGGCCGTTATCCAACTCGTCCCGGCATCATCCACTATCAAGGTCAGGAGGTTCCGGGGATTGTAGCGGGGGCGCGGCACGGGGCAGTCGTAGATCGTGTTATTCCCGTGCTTGAACCGGGGATCAGCCGCGAGCCCCCCGCCGCGCGGAACTATCCCCGCGACGTGGTGCGAGTTATTCACGAACCCACCCGAGATGACTATTGTCGGCGCTACCCAGTTGGTCTCATCTCCGGTGATCGTGCCGTCTATGACAGATCCCTCGCCGGTCAGACCGCAGTTCTGAGGCAATGTGACGTCGCCGATATAGCTCTCCGCGGCTAGTTCGATCAGGGCGGGCTGCGTAGTGTTGGAGATAGCGGCCCCCTCCGTCACGGTCGCGTGAGCGGATGCGACTAC